TGTAGCACTTCTATAAATGCTTCAATGCTTATGGTTAGGTCATCATGTTGGAGTTTAATTAAAGCAGCGATATCGCGTGACTTAACTAATGCTCTGTCTTCAATTATTCCTTTGTCGCAATCTGGACACAAGGAGCGGTCATCTGGATTACCTATGTGCTTCATGTTCTGCTTGATATCTTAATCCATTAGCATTAGCAAATCTGCACATCAACTTCATGATTAAAGGTGACCAATAGAATATCTGTATCAATCGGTTATCCTTTATTGCTCCATATAACTCAAGGTTGCCACCTTTCATGAATGAATGATATAGAAAGACATGAGCATCGACATGAGTTAATTCTCGTTGCTGTTTACTATACCAGCATACCATATAGACAGCGTGCTCATTAGCATTACCCTTGACCAGTTGGTTTCGAGAATAGCATTCGCAACGAAGCGGCTTAAAGAAATAACCAAACTCACCATGTACAGTTATGCCATCATAGATATTCTCGTCATTAGTACATAGACCTAATAAAGTATCTACATGAAGCATACGTACATGCTGGTTGCTTTTGTCAATACGGATAGCAACATCCGTTGGGTGAATGAACTCCTTGAGTCCAGACATCCGTTGGTTTATTTGTATCATATAAGTTAGGATTTGAATGTTGATGGATTGTCTTCACGCATACTTAAATACGTATCTGGCGAAAGGATAATATGGTCAACGAAGCATATATCTAATAGACCACATGCAGCATCTATCTTCTTTGTCAAGTCAATATCATGATTAGATGGCTTGACACTTCCAGAGGGATGATTGTGAGCTACTATAATACCACTCGCAAGACACTTCAATGCAGTACCGAATATCAGCTTCAAATCAACGACACATGAATGAACACCACCTACAGACATTTCGGATACACCAATCAGTTCATTAGTACGTGATAAGCACATGAGATAGAAACGTTCCCGAGTAGTTATGTCCTTATGCCAATGACCACGTAGATACTTACTTGCTGCTTCTGGACTTGTGATTGATTGACCAGTACGTTTGCGATTGCTCCACACCAGTGAGCACTCTGCTACTTTGTTATTGCGGCTCATGGTTTATTGATGTAAGAATGAATCAACAAGATTAGCAACATGAATATCGGACTCACTATCTGGAGCATCTAACCTTTTACAAGCATACTCGCACTCGGACTTAAGGTCGTTCTCAAGATTCTTTGCCCATGAACTATCTATCGTAATAGCATTGCTACAGTTATCCACACTAATCTCTCTGCCATCAATAGAAAACTCAATCTCATCTTCGTCTATGGATATGTAATCCTCAACGCAGTCATTGTCGATATTCATATTCTCATGAATGTCCATGATGCGCCCACGTACTTCGGATAGTATTTGGTCTTTTGTCCATGCTATGATTTCTTCAAGTGCATCACGTTCGGACTCAAATTGCTTGCCACAGAATATGTATGGCTGCTGGTTAGCTAATGTGTCCATTGAGGATTGTAATGCACTCAACTTGGATTGGAACTCTTCATGCAGAGAAGTACATGCTGCTTGAATTTCGGCAAGAGTTAGAGCGGTATTGCCATTCGCATTTTGATTGTGTAACATAATGTAAAAGATTTATAGGTTTATGAATTTATGATAATGCTGCTTGTATGGTCATTCTTAATGCTGCTTTACTTGTATAACGACCATCCAGTTCATGAGTGCGGATAGCCGCTTCTATTCTACTTGCTACCCAGTCGCTACTGACAAGAAGTTCAATGTTATGATTGTTGTAATATACTTCTTTGAATAGTGCTATCTCTAACTCTTCACGCTTGTATTCATTTGCGTAGATAGAATGCGTTTGATACTGGCGATAGTTAATTCTTGCCAATGCGTAACCGATTGCATTCTTGTCGTATAACTTACGATTAGTAAACAGATTGATGTATGCTTCTGTAATAACATCAGCATCGAACTTTGAAAAAATTTCATGTAACATAAAAATATAATTTAATGGTTAGTGATAGGCGAGGGAATCGAACCCAATGGTATAACCTAATACCACATTGAGCCATGCCGATAACGACATGCTTCTTCAACTGCTCAATGATGCACCATGCAATTCACCTACCATACTCTGCCATCACTAATTGGACTGGCACTCATACTTCAAAGACCTTGCGTTGTTTACGACCTTACGATGTCGACCTACTTCCATCATGCTTTCCTTTCACCATCTGCTGAAGTATTGCCATCGTTGTCGTGTATTCAATGTAACCGTCTCAACTCTGTTCTACCAGCAAACTGAAACTCGCGTTTCCAGTTCCACATGTGCAGCGTGTAGGCACTGCTGTTTGACTTTATTTCAAGCGTCACTCTATCACCAGACTTTCGCGGGATGCATCACTGCCGCCCTTCGTTAGCGTATCTGGTACTGCTAACCAATTCGCATCAATGGGATATGTCAATTCTACTGTATGCATATTCCACATGTCAACCTAACTGGGTGTTCTCGTTTGAACACTACAAATATGTGGCAAATTTCCCACATTCCAAGTATTATCTTAAATAAGTTCATAATCCCTTGGAAATCAATGGGTTACGAATGCTAAACTTGTATGCAAATTATTGACAAAATACTGGAAATATGCAGAATGTATGCAAAGTATAAGCAATGCTTACTATACATAAGAATAATGTCCATAGTTCTTGCGCACTTCGAATAGCATACGCATCATGATAGCATCAGCATAGTCTGGACTTATGCCATGTCGGAGTTTAATTTCATCCTTACTGATAAGTTGAAGCCGACTATCCTTATCCACATTCTTTCGTCTTATCATGTCCAGTTCTTTGACGATAGTATCTCTATGTGAAGCAAGAAAATAAATAGACTGTTGCTCTACATACTCGGCTAACTTGAAGTAACATTCAGTTTTTAAGTTAATAAACTTCTCCGATTGAGTTGCTTTGCTTCCATTCAAAAATCCTCGGCAGCCAGCAATGGCATCAACCGCTCCACCTCCGACTCCATCCTCGTCAATGACTACATGATTAGCAGTAATGCTATGCTCTTGCATCAATAGTTTTATTCGTTGTACAACTTCAGTAATTGTATTCTTTCGGTATTCGTGGATATGGATAAGTGACAGACCATGCCATACGCAGATAACAGACCTATCCTTACCGAGTCGTGCTATATCAGCAGTAATGTACTTGCTACCTTGTGGCTGATGTTCTCGAAAGCAATGCAGTAAGTTATCATGATGGAACAACTGGTCTATGCTCTCATCATACTCCCAACTTCCTTCAAGCAATCGTTTCCTATCTTGCTCGGGTAATGACTGTAGAGTATTGATATAGGATGCTGGTAGATTATAGTTATCAGTAGCAAGACTTCGGACAAAGGATAAGTGCTCTGGAAGTTTACCTTGTTTCCATGGTATGTAGAACTCATTGTAAAGCCAACCTTTTGATGGGTTGCATGTGAGTAATCCTTTAGGCAAGAGATTATACTCGCGTAGTTTATATCGAACTCTACTGCGTAAGATATCAATGCCTTTCTTGGTTACTTGACTGCACTCGTCTACGAAGAAGTCTGTAATTTCTAAACTTCCAAGTGTTTCGAAGTGAGGGTCGGATGGCATTTGAAACAAGTCCTTCAAGATAATTTCACTACCATTCTGGAATGTAATAGTCTTGGCATTCGGATTGTACGTATAATGCTGCTCGGCTTTAAGACCATGCATCCTTGCAACTTCAAAGAAAGTATTAAGTGTAGTCTTTTTTAGGTCATCCAATATAGCACGACCAATCAATCCTCGTGTACCAGCATACTTCAATCGTCTACGTATCTGCCAGTAGCAACCAGTAAATGACTTCGCCCCACCAGCACCTCCTCCGAATAGTATTAACTCCGAAGGATTATCATTTGCTAATTGGTTTAAGCACTCTTGCTGTTTATCAAGTAATTCAATTACAACCACGAATCATCCTCATCTTGTTTGTTGTACTGTGTAGAAGCAGACTGCTGAACTGGTGTAAAGGATAGAGAAAAGAACTTTCCTTTCTTGCCCTCTTTAATCCATGTAGATAGTTTATATTCTTTACCATCAATCAATGCTGTGCCATTCCAATCTGGATGCTTATCATTGGTCTTCTTTGTGTTCTTGAATAGCACTCCGCTATTCGGCTTTGGTGTGTATGCCATGAGTTGTATAAATTAGGTTATAGAGTTTCGATTCTTCAACATTCAATATAGAAGACAAGGCTGGTATGTACTTGGCTTTGATTG